ATGGCAAGAGAATCAACCATCAAACCAAGAAGAATAGGTGCTCAAGAATTAAGATTAGGTCGTGCAGAAGGCCTGGGAGAACTTGCACAATTATTCAAACAACAAACTAGTCAAAGAGCAAGAATGGCAACCCAAGGTGTATTAACAAGTGTTGTTGGTGCAGCAACAAGCGGTGCTCCAGGATTCATGCAAGCTAGTTTATATAATGCACTTACATCAAATCCATTCAGATCAATGGCAAGTGGTAGAGCAGGATCAACAGAACAACTACAAAGATCTTCTGGAACTGCTACTCCAATCTGGGCAAAAAATTTAGAAAGACTCTATAGAGATCCTTTACCAATTACTGTTGTTAAAAATAAACTACAATCTCTTGAAGCTTCAAGAGAAGCAAAAGATATAACACCAATAGTAGTTGAAGATGATGAAGAAAAATCTGAAGATAAACAAAAGGGGTTTTTTGGAAAATTGCTTGATGGATTTAAAAGTTTATTTAATTTTAAAGGTGGACTAGGTAATTTTTTAACAAAACTAGCTGGTGGTGCAGGTTTACTTGCGGCAGGTGGATTAAAATTTGCAAAAGGTATAGGATTAGCAGGATTACTGGCAACTGTGTTATTTAATAAAGAAATAATAACTCAATTGACAAAAGATTTTTCAAAAGAAGCTAAAGATCTGAAAATTAGTGAAATAGGATTAAGACTTTCTTACTTTCTAACACAAGGAACAGAAGGTGGATTAAAAGAAGCTTTTGCGGGTGCGGGCAAATTTGGTGCTGCAGGAGCGGCCGCTGGTGCAATGATGGGTGGTGGTATATTTTCAATACCTGGTGCGATTATTGGTGGATTACTTGGTTCAGCAATCGGTGGAATACTAGGATTTATTGGTAGAGATCAAATGATAGATATGACCAAATTTGCTGAAACTTTCTGGAAAAAAAGTTGGAACGATGCAAGATTAGGATGGGAAACAAATGAACTCAATAAATTAAAATCATCAGAAGAAGCAGATAAAATATTACTTAAACAAGCTATTGAGGAAGGTGATTGGTTAGAAGCATCTAAAATTAAAACTAGACTTGCAGGAACTAGACAAGAGATACATGAGAAAGAAAAATTAATATCTGATATAAAAATAGAAATAGCAGAAAAAGAATTAAAGGAAATAAAAAATAGAGCGATGACTCTACAAAATAGAAAAAATGCTTTAAATATTGAATCAGGTCACACTAAAAAAATGGATCAAAAATTTGATACAATTAAAGATGAAATAAAATTCTTGGTCGATGGTGATGAAGAACTAATGAAAAGAATATTTGCATTAGATCCCAAAGATTCAGATGGTTTTGCAAAAATAATAGATGAATTAGAGGAAAAATTAGATTCTGGCAGTTTAAGTAAGTTAATAGACAGTCCTTCATTTTTGGGCAGGTGGGGTTTACCATTAGATTCTGATTATGCTAATCTAGAAGGCAGAACCAAAGCGGAAACACTTATTGAAAGATTGGAGAAACTTCCTTTATGGTATATGATGCGAGCAAAAAGTGAAGATCTAACAAGACAAAAATATTTTACAGAAATGGGGCTCGCACTTGGTTCGCCTGAATTTCAACTCCAAGCTGAACAAATGACAGGAATGAAATATGGGCTTGGTGAAGATCGATTAAACGCATATACACTTGATCAGTGGATGAGAGAAGATCCTAAAAATAAATCCGCACTTGAAGGATTATTATCTGAACAAATAAAAAATGAAAAGACTGCAAATTCCGCAAGGCTTGAGGAATTAAGTAGAATTGTTTCGGAAGCTTCTGGAAAACCAACTGTAATTGTTAATGACACAAAAACTGTTAATGCACAACAAGGACCAAGAATAGATAGAAGTCAAACATTTTTTATAGGGGGCCCACAAGTACAATATGGACCCCTTAATGAAAGAGGTAACTTTTAATTATCAGCTAACTTCTGAAAATATTCAAGAGATTCATCATCTTCATTTTCTGCTGTAGTTATCACAGGTTCTTCCTTTTTCATAGGCTGACCGCCCTCAAAAGGGGGCTTACTGACATCAACTGGTCCAACTTGACTCTTGGACTCCACTCGTACTTGTGGTTCAGAATCAACACCCAAAACCCTATCAAGTCTCTGTTTTAATTCTTGTTCTAACTTATATTTGGATTCTTCAGTAAATTCAGAAAGTGGATATTCTTTATTCCACATTGCCTCAAGTTGTTCATCATTACCATCCAACAAAGCGGATGCAGAATCAAACTCAGATTTATCAAAGTTATTAAATCCATCAACTTTTCTAATCTTTAGTCTGAAATTTGCTCCTTCCCAAAGATCAAAAGGATTAATTGGATTCTCATCTTCAAATTGAGGATTCATTAGATCATTAATCTTATCAAAGATTTTCTTACCATATTTAAAAAGTCTAATTTGACCTTCATTTTGTGGATTAGCAGGATCTTTAAGAACCATGATGTTTGAAAGGTAAACTAAACGCCTTTTCTGTTTGCGAGCGATTTCTTTATTCGCTTCAATACCAGAATTCCACAAAGTAGAATTGTATTCACAAACAGGACATTTTTTTCCAATAGTAGTTGGACATTCTTCAATATACCAACCACCAACTCCTTGAAAACCATGATTCCAAGTTTTTGCCCAAGGCATATCTTCATCAGGTGGAGCAGGAAGAAATCTGATTACTGCATAACCATTACCAGACTTGTCTAGATCCGCTTTCCAGAAGCGAGTATCTTCTGCAAATCCTTTTGATGCATCAGATTGTTCTTGAAGTTTTTGATTGATTTTGTCAATTGATTTTTGACGTGAGTTTTTTAGATCAGAAAATGAATTCATCGTATCTCCTTATATTTTATTGTTTAAATGTATTTCATCTGATTCACACTATACATACCATTATACACTATTTATTACCCCATGTCAAGCCCGACTTTCATAATCTTTCTGAATTTTTCTAAATCATCAATTTTAAGAAAATATTGGTACTTAGACATTTTTAAATAAAAATCAGGCCAGATTATTCTGTCCATGATTCTTTTGTTCCACGTGTTAGTAAAACTTAAAATTTTATCCATTATAATAACAGACTCTATACTAACATGCTTACCCAAAAGTTGTTCTAACAAAACAGGATGTTGTCCACTTTCTACAGTAAAAACTCTATTGAAACCTAATTCCAATCCTAACTTTTTATTGTTGAAAGTATCAATTAAATCACGAAGATGTTCAACATCCTCTTTGAATCTATATGATAAAGACTCTATTTTTTTCTTCCAATCATTATGAATTTTTTTAGAATCTTCGCCATACATTTCACCAACCCACATTGAAGAATTGTAAACAAAATTAGCAACAAGAAACCCTTCAATTTCATCGTGCTTTTTTAAATCTTTTGCTAAACTCTCAAAAAAGAAAACATCATTTCTATTTTTATATGTGGTATATCTTGCCGAGACACCTCTGTTCTTAAAAGAATAATTAAAGTAATTATATCTATCAGAATTGAAGTGTCTCTTTAATGCAAGGTAAGTTTTATATACGTCAAAACCTCTCAGCATAATTATTTTTTGATAAAGTCAATCGCCTATCATTTTTATAATAAGACTTTTTGCTTTTCTTTTTAGTCTTTTGTTTTGGAGAATAATCACCAGGTACATTATCTACGGATTTTTTAGAGAATGGATTGACGTGCGATATAGGAATATCAGCACCTATATTTAACTTTTTGCCCCACTTTCTTTCATGATTTTCAAGCATTTCATACGTAATAGAGATACCTATGATCACCTCCTTTCCGCGTTAGTTAAATACTTCCGCAGAGAAAAACTTTTTAGAAAAGTCTCCCTACAGAAGTATTTATATTATATTAACATGGAATACTTCATTTGTCAATAGTAATTTGGCCAATAAAGTAAAAATCCAATGAGTGTTAATACTACTGATGACGTGTAAAGTTCTTTTCTGATTCTATTCATGCGAACCTCACATGCCCATTCATGAGTTTTCTCTCTCTTTGTTCAAGATCATAATGATCTCTAGCTTGTGAAAGATATTCCTCAATTGATTTATTTGTTATATTTCCCATCGTAAATGATGAAAAATTCAAAGCATCAATAAGTCTCTTTAAAAGACTAGGTTTTAATTTTTCTTTTGCGTTTTTATATTCATGAAACGCTTGTTCAGCGTCAGACAGGTTTCTATACTCAGCTCTTAGCCAAGGAACAAGGGATGCATCATAATCTCTTACTTCGTTATAAAATATACGTTTACCATAGGAGTGTGGGTCTGTCACTCAATTCCTTTCTTTTTTGAGAGATTTAAGAGGCGACAACCCCCATCCGTGCCGCCTCTATTTTTTTTAAGCAGGAACCATTTCTGCTTTTGGTTTTGCATAACCCCTGACCATTTTAATTTCGTCTTGAGTTACAAATTCACCATGACCAATAGTATATGCGGCATGACCGAATTCAGCAATGTCAATACCTTGTGTTTCTTCTTCAAGTGAAACTCGCAACCCTATTACCATTTTTATGATAAACCAAACTATCAAACTAGAAGCAAATACAAACCCCCCGATAATTCCTATACCATAAAGTTGAGTAACTATGGATGCATCTTCTTTGAAGATTCCAACTGCAAGTGTTCCCCAAATTCCTGCAATAAGATGAACTGATAACGCTCCAACTGGATCATCAATTTTCAGTTTATCAAACATTGGAATAGCGAGAACTGCTAAACTTGCACCGATGACTCCTATAATAAGTGACAAACCTATTGATGGATAATCTGGACCTGCTGTAATTGAGACTAATCCAGCAAGTGCACCATTTAACACCAAAGTAAGATCTACTTTTTTGTATAGAAGTTGTGTTATAATCATGGCAGTTACTGCACCTGCGGCGGCCGCCATATTTGTGTTTAATATTACACTAGCAATAGCATTAACATCATCTTTAGTTCCCATTGCTAGTTGAGATCCACCATTGAATCCAAACCAACCAAACCAAAGAATAAATGTGCCCAATGTTGCTAATGGTAAATTAGATGGTGGAATAAGATTTACTTTTCCATCATCAGTATATTTACCGGTTCTTGCACCTAAAAGAATAACTCCCGCAAGCGCTGCCCATCCACCAACGGAATGAACAATTGTTGAACCAGCAAAATCAGAGAATCCCATCTCAGATAGAAATCCTCCGCCCCACGTCCACGCACCTTGTAGTGGATAGATAACACTAGCAAGTACAAGGACAAAAAGCATGAACGACCAAAATTTCATTCGTTCTGCTATTGTTCCAGAAATGATGCTTGCTGCAGTTGCAACAAACACCACTTGGAAAAAGAAATCTGACATACCAGAATGATCTCCGTCCGAGATACTTCCGTACATCAATTGATAACCTATTGCAAAAAAGGCCAGGCAGGACAATGAATACAAACAAATATTCTTTGTCAGAATAGCAGTTGCATTTTTTGTTCTAACCATTCCTGCTTCTAACATTGAAAAGCCTGCCGCCATCAACATTACCAGCGCACCGCTGAAAAGAAGTAGAAAGGTATTCAAGATATATTGTGTTTCATTCATAAAATTCTCCTTTCATTATGTATATATTATAATCACTTTTTACGTCAATTTTTAATCAATTGATATTATTATTGATTAAAATTTAGACATAAATTTGGAGATTTGGTGAACAAATGGTAATAAAAGAACTGCCATAAACATATTGACGCCCGTATGTACTATAGCAATTTGTCTGGTAATTCCCGTTGGCATACCATCTGAAACAAGAAGTCCAGCTAACCAAATAGTACCAGTAGTTCCTATATTTGCTCCTAGAACTGCTGCAATTGCCGCAGGAAGTGGAAGTGCACCACCAGCAACTAAACCAATAATTGCAGTAGTAGATAATGATGAAGATTGCCACAATAGAGTCATAACAATACCACCAACAAACATATAGATAGGATTACCTAAAAACCATTGTAGATGGTCAATATTTCCCATGGCTTTCATGCCACCAGAGAACATTTTAAGACCAATATAAAAAATCACCAAACCAAGTAAGGTTTGGATTACTGGATTATTCAATTCCATAGTCTGGACCTTCTTGATGAGTTTTGCTTTTTTACTTACTTTCATACAACTATATATGAAAATTAATATTAGAAAACAATTAGAAGAATAATAATTTTATATTGGAAGTTTTGAAGTCTTTGGAAAGAAGTTTAAAGACTCAGCATCATTTCTCAAATTTTCTTTATTTTCAGCACTAATCAAACCTTTGACAGTTTCTGCTTCTAATCCATTTTGATCACAATAATGCAATATTGCATCAATATAATTCATTGATGATGTACTAACTAGTTGATTTATTTCATTATTAAATTTATTTCTATCATTCAAATTGAGCATAGCTTTAGTTTTTTTGGTAGGTTTAGTCATTCAAAATTTCAGTTTAGGTTATATAATAACAAATATATTATTAAATGTCAAGTATTATTTTGTTTATTTTTATAGTCACTTATTGCTGCTTTAATTGCGTCCTCTGCTAAAACAGAACAGTGTATTTTGACGGGTGGTAAAGATAATTCTTCGACTATTTCTACATTAGAAAGTTCCATTGCTTCATCTATAGATTTGTCTTTAACCCATTCGGTTGCGAGAGAACTTGCTGCTATAGCACTCCCACAACCAAAAGTTTTGAATTTGGCATCAACTATTTTATCACCATCAACTTGAATTTGTAGTTTCATTACATCACCGCACTCAGGCGCTCCCACAAGACCAGTACCAATGTTATTATCAGTGGAATTAAAACTACCCACATTTCGGGGTTTTTCATAGTGATCTATTACCTTATCTGAATATGCCATTATTCTTCCTTATCTTTTCCGTTTTGTAATGCTTGTTTTGCATTTTCATTATGATCAGCCATTTCTTTGTCTTCAGAATCTTCCTTATCCTTAAACCAATAATCAGTAGATTTGGCAAGAACACCAACATAAGCACCAACCATAATATTAACCAAATCTCGATGACCATCTTTGAGATCTGCGAAAAATAAAAGATAAACAAGGAATATAAAAGTTATAGCGTTTGCTATTGATATGGAAAATCTAGCAAACCAGTTTAATAATTTTCTTCTTTCAATTCTTTCATATTTCAATGCTTCCATTGGACGGTGTTCCCATAATGCACGTTCTTCAAAATCAACCATCTCTTTAGGAGTATTTATTTTACCATCATCTTCTCTATCTTTATGTCTTTGAAATAGTCCCACACTATTCCGATCTAAGAGACTTTAGTAATGCTGAAGCAATACCAACTCTTGATTTATTCTTATCTAATTCAATAAATTTATTCAATAATTCTTCAAGTTTATCTGTATCAGCCAAAGTCCATCCACCAGCTTCACCAACTTGAGTTCCCCAAAGTGAAAGTACTACATCACAATTTTGCTTGTAAGTGTATGGATCTTTACCTTTTTTACTATGATATTCATCTGTGTTCCAGACAAAAAAACATTCTCTATGATTCTTTGCAGTAAATACTTTTCCAAATGCAGAAGGAACTTGCAATTTACTTTTACCAATCACTTTTGGTCTATCATTAAAATAAACCAAAGTTAACATTTCTAAATTACCATGTTTGACTGCCATTTCACGTTCCAATTTTTCTAAAGATACAAACTTATAACGATTTGCACGTTTAGTTTGAGGAACAATGTTAGCCATACTGTAAGTTGCTTTCAATGTTTTTTTAGTATAATCATGTGATGCGTCAGAAGCACCAAGATGACCACGATCATAACCAGTATTGTTATAATCGTCAGTTGATGTAGCAACTTTTTTATCTAATCTTTTATCTGTGAAGAAATGCGGACGTGGATCTATATTTAATAGATTTACAGTATCAGCAGTAACTTCAGTATAAACTGCGATTGGAGATTTTCTTTTGTAGTCATAACAGATAGTAAAAGTATCTGTTAAAATTTTATCACAAACATCTTTTGTAAAATGTTTCTTTATGTCTTCAACTTTTGATAAACTAACATCACCATGAGTTATAGGTTGACCAAATACTGTTGTACTGATCATGAACAAAAACACAATTAAAAGTTTTCTCATCTCATCCTTTCTCAAACTTTCAATTATACGGGTGCTACTGAATCCTCATCACATCCGCATAGATTTTCTGGTGTACACGTACATGGATCACAAGTACAGTTTGCACAATCGCAACATTTTTCTGTTTCCATTTTTCCCCTATTTATGTGAATTGTGGACGTATATGGCGTCCATTCTACCTTGCCAATGTTTTTTATAATTCATCACATTCATCTGTCTCTCAGAAACCCCACCATGAGCGGTTTCAACAATTATTACTGGTTTACATCTCTCAAGTGTTTCCTTTGCTCCTACTAGAGCTTGGTATTCAAATCCCTCTATATCTAACTGAATTAAATCACAAATTTGTAAATTTAAACTATCTATCTTTGTTGTTTTTTCAGAACCACTTTCATTTAAATTAATTCTGTGTGCTCCATGATTCTGAAATTGACCATAATGTTGTCTGGATTTATCTAAAGTCCATCCCTTGTCTTCATGTTCACCCAAAGCTTTTTTAAAGAATGTAATTTTGTTATTTACATCATATTTTTTTATATTCTTTTCTGAAACATATCTGTTCATCAATGACGGTTCAAATGTATATATTGTATCAAAGTATTGTGTATATAATATTGGCCAAACACCCATTCCTGCTCCTGCTTGTACAAGAACACGTTTCATTTTAACAGGATCTAACCAATCGAGATGTTCATTTTTAAAATCTTCAATATTATCAAACAATCCTTCTTCACCAATTGGCCATGTCATCTTTTCTATGTTAGCATAATTAATATCTCTAGTGTAAAGTTTTGATTCTATTCTATCAATAAAATCATCAGTATAACAATGAAAAGTATCACTATATTGTGCCATAATATCCTTGATTTAAATTGTGGACGTTTCTGTTTCAAGGTACGCCCAAACCCATCAACTTATGCGGCCATGGCCATAGAAGCTGAAGTATAATCGTTATTATTTGCGATTAAGTTTAATGCACATTCACGGTAGTCGCTCACCGGATACCTAATATCCAACTTCACAATCAATCGAGTACCTTTACATCCCCATCAAGAAACAAGAATAATTTCTAAGATGTAATAAAAACCAATTATAATTCCAAGAATCAACACCCACAACATGATAATTCCCATGTCATCCATTCGTGCTCCTTGGTGGAGATGGCCGGAATCGAACCGGCGTCTTAATTGCTATCTGAATACATCAGACAGTATCATAATTATTTATAACTTCTTTCAATCTCTCAATATTTTCATCAGGATAGGCAAAAAATACTTGGGGATCACTATTAATAACTGCTATTACAATTACTACTTGTGATATTTTAATTCCTGTTCTTTCTTCATACATTTTAGCATAAGCAGTACCTTGTAGCTTATAACTCTCAATCCATTCTTCACGTTTGGGTTTTGATGATGTTTTCCAATCTATAATAGAAAGTTCATCATCATACTCTGCTATACAATCACATTGTCCCGCTACTCCCAACTCTTTAGACCATAAAGAAACTTCAAGTCCATATATATTACCAATATGAATATCTAAAATAGATTGAACTGACTTAAACAATTCAATATTATCTGGAAAATGTCCGCTTAAATAATCTTGCTTATTTTGCAGATAGTCTTCGATAATCTTATGCGTTTTTGTTCCTCTTCGTGAAGCTTGTGTAGAGATTTTATTTGCTTCTGCTTCTCCAACCCTGTTTCTCCACTCCTGTATAGAAGCTTTGGACAAAGATGAAAGAACTGTAGTGATGCTTGGGAAATTTCCATCTGGTGTTTCGTATAATCTTTTTCCTGAAATGTTTTTTCTTGTTATATCACCAATTATTTCAAGAGATTCATGATTAAAAGTTTTCAAAATGTATTAATGTCACCTAGTTTAGTACTACGGTGCTTCCTTTTAATTTCTTTTAAGTGATCTCTAAATGCGGGGTCTGGTTTTCTCAAACCCAATCTAATTGGATCTGCTACTCCTGGAAAAACTAATTTCATTTTTATTAATCCTTCTCCACATTTACCACAAATTTTTCCTACTGGTAAATTTCTATCTGCGATGAGATGAAATTCTTCAAATTCATTATCACAGGTATCACATTGATAATCATAATTTGGCATTATGTCTCCCTTAAATTTACTTGTAAAGGATAGTCAAGTTCTTTAGCTTCCAACATAACTTCATATGCTTTTTGTTCCGCTACTTGAAATGGATAAACACCTGCTATACCTTCTCCTTTTGTATGAACATTCATCATTATTTTTTCTGCTTCTGTTTTTGTTTTACTAAAATAATACATTAAAGCATAAGTAACGAATTCCATTGGAGTATAGTCATCATTTTTAAAAAGGACAAAATAATTCCTTGGTGGTTTTACTTTGTCCTTTACTCTTTTTTTATCTACTACTTGATTCATCGATCAAATGGCCTACCATCAAAGAATGTTCTTAAACTAGTGAATGGTTTGTAATTTTTGGTAACTTCATCTTTATTAGTCACCATCCACTCACCATTTATATATGTGTAGATAAATTCCACACCATTTTCTTCGCCATATTCAAGAAGATCAAAATAATCTGAAACAGTACTTTTTGATTCATCATAAACTTCAATATCATACTCACTTGGCCATAAAGACCTTGCTGCTCCTTTTGTTGTTAGTTTTTCAACTTTTCCATCTTCATCATAATAGTGATAAAGATTATATCCTGTATATTCAATATCTCCATTATATTCTGTTGTACAGAAATTAAAACCATTTTCTGTTTCACTAGCAATGATAGTATTCATCATAATATTAACCTTGTCCATAAACGTTATTTAATTGACGATTAACTCTTACAAAAGTAGTACACTTTGGTAAGTCTTTTAAGGTTTTAGCACCCGCATAAGTACAAGCGCTTCTTAACCCCCCTAAAATTTCTTCTATGGTTTTTTTAACTGGTCCTTTGTAGCGAACATAAACAACTTTTCCTTCACTCGCTCTGTAGTCCTTTTTATCACCATAATATTCTTTTTGTGCTTCTTCTGAAGACATTCCATAAAATTTCATAACAGATGGTCCTTCTTCTAGATCTTCAGTATCACCCAAACATTCATCATGACCCGCCAACATACCACCGAGCATCACAAAGTCTGCACCAGCCCCAAAGCTCTTTGCTAAGTCTCCCGCTACGGTACAGCCTCCGTCTGTGATGATATGACCGCCTAGCCCGTGTGCCGCATCCGCACACTCTATAGTTGCGCTCAATTGTGGATACCCGACTCCTGTCATTTTTCTTGTTGTGCATACGCTTCCTGGTCCTATTCCGATTTTAACAATATCTGCACCCGCAAGAATAATCTGTTCTGTCGCCTCAGGGGTACATACGTTTCCTGCTATAATAATAGAATCATCAAACACATCACTATTTCTTAACATAGAAACATAATCACTAAATCTTTCTGTATAACCATTTGCTACATCCAAACAAATCCATTTAGAAGGTTTTAAATTTTTAATATCTTCATCTAAACCTATTGTTTGAATTAAATTATCCTTTTCTTCAAACGGCACAAATTTACATAATGCGGTCAACATGGCGTGCTTAGACAAAGCTGATCTCATATCATAAGTTCCTGTATGATCCATATTGGCAGCAATAATTGGTATACCTTCCCAAGTATGACTAGAATATTTAAATTTAAATACTCTTGCTAACCACGCATATTTTCTTGAAACTAAAGTAGATCTTTTTGGTTTAATTAAAACATCTGAAAAATCTAATTTAACATCTTCTTCTATTCTCATATTTTCCTTTTGAGGTGCGGATGAGTGCTGAACACAGCAAAAAACAAAACGATTGACGCCTTATTGGATTACAATCTAATCAAAGTAGTAAAAAAGAAACAAACAGTCGATAAACTATTCTGGAAAGCGAAAAACAAAATTGTGTGCCAGAATGAGTCGTATCTATTTCCTTTTTAGATTTTGGCTTGTATAGCACATTTCGGTGTACTTCCTAGTCCAACTACTCAACCGCAGGACAAATCACAAGAGTCCTTCTTTTTCAAGAAGTTCAACCTGTTCATTGCCCAATGTAACAGTATTTTTAATATTTGCTTCCAACAATTTGTTATCAATATCTCTTAGACCCTTAGTATATATTCTAAGATCTTTTTTGAAAATATCAATATCAATTTTACTTAAACATGAAGTGCGAATAAAATCATCGTCATATCTTGATTCTGATTCTTTTTTAGCAAGTTTTTCCAACCTACCTTTAAGTTCTGTAATTGATTTAGCAGGCATTTTTTCTGCTAAGTTTTTTAATGTCTTCTTGCCCATTTCAAGGTAAAACTTTTCAGTCAAAAGATCATTAATTCCCACTTTGGCATTTATCCTGCCTACATCAACTTTTATTTGATAGGCACACTCCCTCAACTCAGCAACAGAATCTACTTGATTCAAATACTCCAAGTTTGCATTTTTTATTTCTTCTTCAGGATCTTGATATTCATTTATGTCAACATAAGATTCCATTCTACTTACAATAGAATTTACGTGTGAATGAATTTCATTAACAAGGTGGGATGCTTTTCTCAAATTAATTTTCATAATATCCTTTCATAATATTTCATCGTATGTTTGGAGCGGATAGAAGGAATTGCACCCTCATCTTAACTTTGGTAAAGTTATGTTCTACTTTTGAACTATATCCGCTTATGTGCCGGAAATGAACAGCCATACTAGTACAACTTATATCTTGTCCTTAATTGAACCTAAGTTGTGGGTTTTGAGCGGTGACTAACTCCGCCGCCAGCAGTGTTCTGGGAATAGTCAATTCCAATCTGTCTTACTAAGCAACTGTTCACTTCCATTGTTTTTTTATTTCAAGTCAGTTAAATATATAGTACCATGAAAAATATCAATTGTCAAGTTTTTTTAATTGTTATTTTCATCTATATTTCTCCACTCACTAGCAATCTTTGCTTTATCATCTTCAAGGTCATTAAATGTTCCTACAGGAATTCTTTGGCCTTCTTTTTTTCCACTTCTAGATAAAAATACTCTGCGAATTAATTTTGTTATTGCATTTTTACATTCCCAACAAATCTCTTGTGGTTTCTCACCAACATTTTTAGGCAAAACCATTTCACATTCAGAATGTAAATAATTTAATTTTTCATCATCAAAGTAAAGATTTGGTTGAATACTTTGAACAGGATAGTCTTCATTAATACCATAATCATCTCTGTAAATCCATTTGTCATAAGTTCCCTTACAACAATAACAAATACAATTAGTATTTTTATCATAACTATCTTTATCGTATCTAATTCTACCCAATGATTTCCTTTTTTAAATTATTTATATTTAAGTATTCTATTGCTGAATATAATATATTAGTATCATCTTTAGCATGACCAATAATTGTATTACATGAAGCACATAATAAACCTCTTACTACGCTTGTTTGGTGACAATGATCAATATATATTTCTGATCTCCATTTTTTAACACTACCCTTAAATGTAGGATCTCTACCAACTGGAGCCCAATATTTCTTCATCACCTTATTACATATTTTACATTTACCTTTTTGTGATGAATACATTTCATTCCATTGTTCTTCAGATATTCCATATTTTGTTTTTATTCGCCACCATTTCATTTTATCTCTATTTTTTATAGTCCACTTTGCTCTTGATTTTTTTTGTGAAGGATGATTTCTACTATTTGTACAAGATCCGCCTTTGTATCTTAAAGTGGTTCCACATATTTTACATGGATTACCTTCAAAAGTTACTGTATCTTTTTTAAATTTTATTTCTTTCATAATTATTTTTCTGGTCGGCGTGGCAGGATTTGAACCTGCAACCACATGGACCCAAACCATGCATTCTACCAGATTGAACTACACGCCGATTTGGTGGAGCTGACAAGAATCGAACTTGCTACCTCTTCCGTGCAAGGGAAGCGCTCTCCCAGATGAGCTACAGCCCCATGGCAGACGTAGTAGGATTCGAACCCACACTAACTGGTTTGGAATCAGTGGTGCTACCGTTAACACTATACGCCTATACGTGAGGTTCAGTATGACCATGAAGATCTTCAATTTTCATATTGTCAGTATGACATTTATTATGTTGAATTTTCTTCTTTGGCCAGATCAAAGCATATGCCATTGTGGTCAGTGATATAACTGCAACAATGATCATAGCAATAAACATCATCATGAATATCATTTTTTTGGTCCATATAAAGATTGAGTTACACCAATTAAAAATATTACAGATACTATAATTCCGCAACCAAAAATGATTGCGGAGTTTGGATCATTAAAAAAATCAATCAGTCCCATCTTCATCTTGTCCTGTTTCAATTACTCTGAATGCTCCCAAAATAGAAGGAACCCAAAGTCCAACATAGATACCATAAAGTTTAGCATCTGGACTGTCCATAAAGAAAAACAAGTAAATTGACAACGCAAGAGATAGAACTGTTGCGAATAAAACATATTGATGAGATTTTTTCATCTTTCCTTTCATAATGAATTCAATAAATTTTCGGGTTTAGTAATGTCATAAGGATCATCATCTAAACCCATTTGATTAATACCATCTTCACGCCACAATTTTTCAACTTCCATATCATTAATCACCATAGCGTAACGCCAACTACGATAACCAAAGTTTTGTGCCGGTTTCCAAACCAACATATTCATATCCCTTGTAAATTCACCACTACCATCAGGGATCATTTTAACATTTTCAATTTCGTGTTTCTCAGCCCATGCATTCATTACAAATGAATCATTTACTGACATACAATAGACTTCATCAATACCTTTTGCTTTGAAGTCATCATAAAGAGCATCCAGACCTGGAAGCTGTAGTTCGCTTCATATAGGTGTAAATGCACCAGGCAAAGAAACAACCAAAGATCTTTTACCAGCAAAATACTGATGTGCTGTTTCTATGAACCAATCAGAACCTTTTCTGATTTTCCAATTAGTGTTAGGCACTTTCATCATTCTCCTTTTCATAGTGTTTAACTAAGTCTTGATAATTACCAATGAATTCACCATCAATAATTATTTGTGGTACCTGAGTTGATTTAGTTTCCTTCATCAACTTACCAAAGAATTTCTTATCAGAATTAATAACAGTATATTTAATACCCTTTTCATCAAGAAACTCTTTTGATTTATCACACCATTCACAATCAGGAACAGATTGGTGACGTATGATAACATTTCCATTTAATTCTAAATTCATTTAATTCCTTTCCAAGTGGCTCCTCGGGCTGGATTCGAACCAACGACAAGCAGATTAACAGTCTACCGTTCTACCACTGAACTACCGAGGAACATGGAGCTGACGATAGGATTTGAACCTACGACCTGAAGTTTACAAAACTCCTGCTCTACCAACTGAGCTACGTCAGCTTGTTTGGTGGGCAGGGTTGGATTCGAACCAACTCATCCTAAAGAGCCAGATTTACAGTCTGGTGTGCCTCACCATCTGCACCGCCTACCCATTATTTGATATTGATTTTTGAAATTCTTTAAAAAACAATTCAAACATAACCATTAAACCTTCTTCTCTACCAAACGCTTCTATTTCCCATTCAAAATCATAATAATCTAACCAATTCATGTCATCATTAAAAGCAAAACCAGTTGGCTGACCTTTCCAAACCATTCCAACTTTTTGATATGAAAGTTCACCAAGTATATATTGTTTTGCATGCACGAGTTCATGAGCTAATGTTCTCAAAAAATTATATTCATCATCTAACAACAAAGAATTGATATATATCTTGATTTTATTTTTATTTACTTTTGATGGTGGAAGTTCTTCAATACCAACTGGAAAAGTTGCACCATGCTCATTTTCTGCCATTCTTTTCAAATGTAAATCAATATCAACTGCTTTGTATGTTCTTCCACTTTTTACAAAACGATTAATTACAAAATGGCACAATAAAGAACACTTCAATTTAAAGTCTTTAATGTGCGATAGTTTATTTCTACCTGTATAAATTCCAACTTGCATATTTTTATTTAGGAAGGGGTCGGAGATGCGAGAGAGATTGAGAGAAACATCCCCGACCCGGGGAAAGTCTTTAATTCACTGCCGCATCAACAACATAATTTGTTGCCCACTCTCTCAACTCGGATGCATGCTCCGCATAGTTCCCTTCAATGCGATCTGCCGTTTCAAGTGCATCTCGCAAAACTGCATCAACTAATATATCAAAGTCTGACCAACTATTTGAAAAACCTCCATCTTCAGAAGTTCCCCAACCGCTCATGGAAGCGTATGTCCATTCATCAGTATCAACATCATAGATGTAAACAAATTCCCAATCTGAATGAACCATATCATCTCTCATTTCATCAGAATTTGCCCAGACCCAAGGATCTTCAGAATTCGCTGAATTGGCTCTGGATTCTTCCAGGTCTGAACTCAGTGATGAATAATATCCACCATCAACGACGCGTCTTGCGTCTTCTGCTGAATTGAACTCATTGACCAAAAGAAGACCAACACCAGTAAGGTATCCATCATAATGAACATAGGCCGCTCTGATTTCTTCTGAACCAATTTCTCTTACACCAACAACTGATCTAGTTCCCATAGTATTCTCTCAATTAGGGTTATTTCTCATTCTCAACAGGTTATAGTATACACGAAACTTGAGTCAATGTCAAGTTTTTTTACAAAAAATCTGGAGCAATCAATCCTGCAAGCATGATCACTTGGCTCCATAAAATCAAATCAATTCCAATCATCGTGATTCTCTGTTCCAGCTGGACTCAACACCACGCATCTTGAGATGAATAGTGATGCCAAAACCAGACTCATTAGCAAGAAGTACAGGTTGACCATGACCATCGTCAACCACGTTACAATCAGCAAGATCAATAAAGAGATCTTTGCGAGTGGTATGACGGAAAAAAGAATGTCTATCTTTGACAATCCAGTTCTCATCAAAACCACCACGGTAGACACCAACTTCAGTGCCCTTGTCAATAAAAAAACCTTTCATTAGATATCCTCTACAATTACAAAGTCGTGCAGATTCTCAGCTCCACCCGCAATAGTGAAGAGCCGACTGCAACGATCAGACAATGGACGATCCAAAACCAACTCAATACCACCGCCAAATGTCAGACGGGTGCTCAAGATCTTACGACGATCTGCAAACCCAAGTCTTCCGACTTTCACACAAAGAATCTTGCCCGCACTGTCAAGTGCTTCGTTCATCTTGTTTTTTATCCACATATCAACTGCTGTCATATCAAATCTCTCTTAAAGGTTAATCTCAACTACAGGTGTAGTATAACACAGGTCATATGCCAATGTCAAGTTTTTTGAGTATTTCAAAATCATTATCTGTAGGTTGATCAATCCAACGTCCATCATGAATCCATTTATTGTCACCAGATCCACCAGTGTTGAACGTCTTGTTTTTTGATCTCAAAGCGACGCCGTCTCTTGGGCCGTCAGTTGCGACCACTTCCCAGACATCACCATGCTGATCAATTCTGTTTTTACCATGACGGGACGTTCCTTTAAGAAGTACCCAATCTCCAACTATTAAATTCATATTTCCTTTCTCATTGTTACAGGACCAGGATAACACAATCAGGCACAGAAGTCAAGTTTTTTGGAGTTGCCGACAGGGATCGAACCTGCGTAGAACAGTTTTGCAGACTGTCGCCTAACCAACTCAGCCACGGCAACATTAAATTGTATTTGGATTTTCTGAAACTCTCGGATCCATTGCATCATATTGAGGATAATTTTTTCTATCTCCCAAATTGTGCATGGGTGCTAACAAAACATATCCATGATCTGTATTGAATTTGATTATTGAATGAGTATTTTTATAATTGCCAAAGTTGTCATAATATTCTTTATCTGAAACTGGTTTTCTTAATTTGTATGATTTATTCCAATCACCGCCTTCATAATCATAATTAAGATACATTCTTAAATCATCACACAATATAATATCTTTTTTGTCAGATCTTTTATTCCAAATTTTTTCTAAATCATTTTTAATAAAATTTGGACCAGGAGCTGGTTCTGGTTGGTTATATGAATATGGAGTTTGAAAGGGACTCACATACTCTGATGTTTTATATCCATCTCTATATCTACCAGGCATAAAATTTAGATTAGATAATATTCTTTTATAATAATTGTATTTAATTTTCCATTCTGGATTTTTTCTTATTAAATCAAACTTTGGTCTTTTCCTATATTCTTCATATGCTCTTTCAGCATCAATTGAATTAATATCTCCACCTTCACCATCAAACTGTCCAGGAAAATCTGTTATAGAATCTATCCAGAAAAAAACTGTTTCAGCGGACGATACAATTGGATCACTTAAAACTTCATCAACATCTTGTACTGAAAAATAATTTAAGTAAAATTTTCTGACATAACTTTCAGAAAACGTATTATTGTCTGAAGGATGTTTTATCTCAACAAAAACATCCCCCGGCCAATCTTGTTTTATAATTTCTAAATTGAATCTAGTTAGCGTTCCCATTAAAATATTTAGGAACGTCTTACCTCATTCTGTTTTTGGTATTTTGTATGGCAACTTCATGCCGTTCAATTTTCTTCTTACGGATCTTTTCAATCTCGTCAGAAGTCTTGGTCAGTTCTTTGTCTTCCAAGATACGCTTGACCAAAGTCGCGTCTTGTTGATGAGAAGCAATTGCTGCTTCCATTCTTTTGATTGCGCCTTCTTGACGCTCACGTTTATTTTTCATGGATTCCAATCATGAATTAAGGTTTTAAATTCATCTAATGAACAATCTAAAAAGTATTGTTCATCATCAACGCCCTCAGGCAAATAAACTTTTGCAGATTTAGAATTGTTTTCTATTGCTGGTATTGGCCTAAGATTTTCTAAACACCAAGTCTTTTGAAACTGTTCACAAAAATCATATGGTTCAAGCATGTGAGGACCAAAAAATGCTCTTGGTATTTTATGATCAATCTGCCACTTACCTTCTCCACGTCCATTATTTTCCCAATTCATCCATGGTTCAAATTGACTTTCCATGTGCTTTCTAAAATCTGCCCTATCCCAATCGACTCTTGAATAAACACCAGAAATATGATTATGTACTTTTTCCCAGGGCTGTCTTTCCAATCTTAGAGCAGTTGTCAGTGTACGTCTTTCTGAAGTATCATATTTATGATCTTTATCTGATCTTTGAACTCTCACACAAGGAATGCAATGATTAGGATGCTTATATCTACCTTTACCATCAGTAACCGCAGAAAAGTTTCCATACTCAGGAAGGATTCCACAATTTTTACATTCTCTTTCAGCTTCGCCCATACCAGGTAAAGTTTTTGTCTCAAAGAAAATTTGATCCCAAGGTTTTTTCTTTTTTTTAGATCCCACAATTTGTTTTAGATTGGGTATTTATAAAAGTATTCAATGTTCTTCTTCTGCCTGGTTTCTTCTGAACACCATGAATAACATTTCCACCAAATAGCATAATATTATTTTCATAATTATCAAAATGTTTTCCATCAACAAATAAACCAGGAGCGTCTGAACAAGCTAATGAAAAAACTGTACCATCTACATGCTCATTCATTCCACCATCATAACCTAACCATTCTGAATCATAATTTATGATATGTGAATCTAAGTCATATGGATTAAATAAATAATTTTTTCTATTTGTATATTTCCAATCTAATTGATCTTCTATAATATAATTCAAAGACAAATGATATTCATGTAATAACTTAGACAACACTTTATCTTCAACCATATCTTCTACACAATGTTCACCCTTATAAATTTTAAGATGATGAAAACTGTGATTAAAAGAATTATAATGATGTCTTATTAAATCTTTTTCAGTTTGTTCAAAATTTAAATGATCAAAAACTTTGTTAAAGGCATTTATAACTTCATCAGTTTTTTTGTACTCTTGCATCTAAGTATCCACAAAGAAATCCAACACTGATAGCATCAAGTAAAGGATTACCATTCATATAAAAATAAGAAAATGCTATATAAAAAGTTCCTAGTGCGTACCTAATCAAAAAATAATTCCTATGAAAAACATTGCTCCCAAAAATATACAACCAAGGGCGAGAGTTTTTCCCCATGAAAAATCATTCATATAATCATTCATCGAAGCCCGCTCCAATTCCAAGTTTCACTGTCAAATAAATCTTGTTGACCTTCAATATACATTCTCTCAATTGCTTTGTCAACTTTATCTTCTTCTACAACCTTAAATGTAACTTCACCATCAGATGATTCTACAACTTCTAATTCTAAATTTTTTTCTTCTGCCATATTAATCCCATAAGCTAGTGTAATGTTTTGAAAAAAGATCAAGGCCTTCTTGTATCCTTTCCCATTCTTCATTGTCAAAATAGTCATCTTCCATGATTTTTCCAAATGAATAAATCATTTTATCCAGGACTCCATTCCACTTATCAATAAGATAATTGGTTTCAATATCTTCATCGATAAAATCAAAATGTAATTGGCGATCCCAATTGTGATGCGTGACCATACCATCTTCCCAAAGTTCAGGATAACCGTGTTTGGTTTCCTTTAAACGAATAAGAGCAGGATGGATGATACGAGCAAGTGTATAATCCAAGCTCCAACAATCAAAATTGTCAATGTGGATAGTGTCAGCATCTTTGCTTCCAGTTGAGGGTTCAGCAATATTTATTTTCATAGAGACATTCCAATAAAAATAAAAGAAAAAACCAATGTGTATAGAACTACTGCTTCAAAAACATATATCATTTTAAATCACTCTTTGGAATTACTTGATAGCCACCCTTGTTATAGGCGACAGTTACGGTAAAATTGCTAGGCACCTTGACATCTTTTTCTTTATTAATAAGACCCCTGACATCATGCTTACGCATACGCTCTTCAAAGTTATCTGGTATAGATTCAAGGGCGCTACGCCTACGATAAAATGAATCACTGAAACCTACAGAACCTTTCTTGCGACCCACAACAGGATCAATTGGTTCATCATCTTCAGCTGGTTCAAAGAAACAACCATTAGCTACTCTCATTAGAACCTCACTTTTTTACGACAAAGTTTTTTGGAATTGCGCTTCTTATCATTACCTTTGCGCTTGGTAGAGAAGCGAGTCATACGCAAGACCGCATCAAATTTTTTAAGTTCACTAATAGTTTCCATGATATTTCCTTTCTCAATCATTATATAAACAGGATATCACATCCATGCACCAATGTCAAGTTTTTTAAAAGTCGATGTAACCGCCATTAACGTCAATGTAGGAAGATGCCTCAGCAATAGCGACATCATATTCAAGTGGAATAATGCCTTTATCAGCGAGGTACTCAGGGCCAGCATAAAGTACACAAGTATGACGACCAACAGCAGAACGAGAAATGACGTGTGCACCTTCGACCTCACGGTCATATTTGGTATTGGTCATATCACATTCAGAAATCATTGCTTTAACGTACATAATAGTTTTTGTATTAAAGGAAAAAATTGTCTCATTGGTATTTCATCTAGACCACTTTAGGGCCCCAATGAGACTTGTTCAGATTAAATCAGGAGTATCTTTCCATGATTTCTTTCAGTTGTTCTTCTGACATTGAAGACATCACTGATTCACATTTTCCGTTTTCTTTTTTCATTGACGAAGGAGTCATTTTTGACCATGACATTTTTGAGGAACCGAGACCTTTACGATCTGAAAAAGGTCGGATGAACTGGGGATCACATTTTTCATGATTAGTAGAACGTATGTTTGATCCAGCCATATTGCTATCTCCAAATTAGGTTATTTATTTATTTATCTCAACTACAGGTGTAGTATAACACAGGTCAGGGGTGAAAGTCAAGTTTTATGACACCTTTTCTCGAATTTCCCGATACATTTTCTCATGTGGCCATTGAAGAAAATAATTTGAAATATTTTTCTTGATTTCACTGAGAACACGCTTTGATCCACCACTCTTATTCATCCGGAAAATTCCAGAATTGAGTGCTGACATGCCACCAATTCCACCGCCGTCAGTTCCCCAAACGGAACCTGCTGAAGTCGAAGGCAACCAGTTGAGTATTTCATCATACTCCATGTCACAATCGACAAACGCATCATTATCACCAGGAGCAAAATGCTTGGTGATCTTTAAAATTCCACCGTCAACGTCGACTCTCCAATTCCATGCCCTTGCGGTTTCCAACAGTTTGATTGCTCTCTCTTTTGCTTCACTCATATTGCTCCTTATAGGGAAGTGTACATGCCAGTGTGAGATTCAAAGATCTCAACTAACATATCATTATAAACATCATTGAATTCTCTGACGGACTTTTCTTCGCCCATCTTGGTAACTTTTGAGAAACGGACATCATAAAGATCTGAATCATTCAGAGTAATCTTCAGATAATTTGAATTTGAAGAATTACGTCCGATCCTCATTGACACACCATTTTCATATCCGACAAAGTTTTTCGCTCCGGTCATGACTCGGAACTTGTTTCCGCCTAACTGATTCAGAATTGTTGTTGCTACGCTCATATCAATCTCTAAGTTATTTCTCATTCTCATTTACGTATAGTATATCAGCTTCCAGCACCAAAGTCAAGTTTTTTGGCAAACTTTTTTCAAGCGACCCAATGGGTTTGGTGAATGGACTCGCATCCATCATAGTCTGAAATATGCCAACCATGAACATCTACAACCTCATCAGGAACATCTACAATCCTAAGCGCTGCATGAGATCCAGATGCTTTGTCCATACCAAGATCTTCGACAACACTGATCAAGCGATGGTCCATACGATATGCTTCGTAGTTTTCATCTTTGATTCCGAAATCATCGTTGTCAACATATCCGTACTCTGAATCAATATCCAGGTCAAACCTATCATTCAACATTTGAACCGCTTCTTTTGACAAACCAAAACCCCCGAATTGGGAATTTAAAACCACTTTGTATCCTTTTGATTTTTTCATATCATTCCTTTCGATAAGATTGAGAAAAAAATATTTTGTTTTTTGTTTTTTGTTTTTGCTTTTTAAAATTTTTTCTCTGGGCGGTCGTGCTACTCCCTCACTCCCCACTGACGGAGGAGCTCCATTCATTTCATTTTTATTAAGAGGGATTTTAAAGAGTGGCTTGTTCCCACTCACGCAAACTCCTGACTCACTTCGGTCGCCGTGACTACCAGCCGTACTGCCTCCGAACTCTGCCGTCTTTAAGTATGTCTCTTAGTCAAACATACCGACATCGGAACTCCACAGGTCACTAGCGGGAACGGTAGGAGTGTCACCCGTTCCTATTTTCGTTTGGTCATTTAACTCATTTTCTCTCTCTATGAATTATTTAATCTCAACTACAGGAGTAGTATATCATCGTTTGATGCCAAAGTCAAGTTTTTTGCCATTTTATTTTCTTGAATCTGCGATACTGATATTTCCATCAAACTTATTACATCTCTTATATTCCACATCAAAACCACGTTCGATTCTTTCTCTGTTGCCCCACTTGTCAATCACACACTCAAGGATCGCATTCGCGAGTTCCTCATTCCTTGCTCCCCTTGTGGTAGCGGTATGGTCAGTGAAATGAAAACCTTTTCCGTTGCGACCATAGTGAATATGATATTCATGATTTGAGAAAGTGACCAAACCTTTCTTCTCCAATGCGACAAGTGCATTGTATCCAGCTCGTCCACGCTTTCCACTCTCAGCGGTTGAAGCGAAGAAACTTCTCAGGTCAGACTTGTAATGATAATCTTTTGCGGTGTCGATGAAATAGAGTCTCTCGGTCTTTCCAAGTTTTTTCCAAGTTTTTGTGACCAGTGCTTTATCAATCATTGTTTCCTTTCTCATTCTCATTTACGTATAGTATATCAGAATCTCTCGAAGAAGTCAAGTTTTTTGGCAAAGTTTTTTTGCTGGAAGGCCCTTGGGGTTTCCGGCCTGCCGTCCTTCACGCCCCTTCGCTATGCCACCACATAGCCAGACAGAATGTTAGCATCCCACCAGCAAAAAAATCTAAATCAATGAACCTTCAGGAATAATGATTTGATCAATATCAAGTCCATTGTCAAGAAGTATTTCCACGAACCTGAACATATTCTCAAGATCAGGAAATCCGAGTTCTTCACTCTCATCTTCATCTAAGGGAATTGAGATAACGTATTTTGTGTCCATCATATTGTATCGTCTGTTTGTGGGTGATCAGAAAATTCTGCTCCATCAACGTTGATCACCCAAATGCCCATCTCGTGGTCATGATCAGGGTGAACAATACTGTAAGCACCTTCTGGCAGTTTTGATTTGATAAATTCTTCTAGTTCAGTTTCAAATTTTTCTAAAGTCATTACGCCTCCAAATGTGCAAATCCGTCTTCCTGCGCTCCCTGCTCAGACCATCGAACCTCATGTCCAATAGCGTCAGAGATTGCTCTTTCAAAAGCCGAGTCAGTGTAAATTGTCCAATCAGAATCATGACGGACATGAACATCGAAGAAATGATACTCATCAATGTCGTACTCACGAATGGTGATTGAATGAATTGAAATAATTTCGGAACCAGAATCTCTCCACAGGGAATCTCCAGCTGTCTCAATTGCGATTCTTGACTCAATTGTTCTTGATGTTTCGTTTCTTACTGTCATATCAATCTCTCTTTAATAATTAATCATCATCTCAACTACAGGTGTAGTATAACACAGGTCCTGCCGCAAAGTCAAGTTTTTTGCTCATTTTTTTCAAATTATTTTTTCGACAAGAGAGACTGACATCTGATATATCAGTCCATCACTATCCATGCCCACCAAATAATT